CAACAAATCTTGTGGAGCTCGTTGTTCGATGCCGTCTTCTACGTTTTGGGAAGTTTCGTAGGGACTGTTTTTAGTGCCGTTGACGCACTGTTTGGGTTGGTGGTCAATGTGGACAACGTGTATGCAGCAGCTATGAGAGACATTTTAATTCTTTTTGTTATCTTTCAATTGGTGCTGATGATCCCCAAGGTATGCTGCAGTTTATGGAAGGACAGGTACCCCGATTTCACGATCAAACAATCCTGTAATCCTAAACTGACAGTATATATCCGCAAACGCATTACAGCAAACGGGATCTTCCACGACACCATAGTTGATGGTGCGGAGCGAGAGATCCCTGAAGACTACGAGTGCAAAGTTACCACTGAAGAAATGGCGATGCCTAACTCGGACTTGTATGCAAGTTCGAAGAGACCGTTGGGTGTCATCTTGGTGGCTACTGAGCATACTGAGCTACACGTTCTGGGTTGCTTTTTCCGGCATGAGGATTACCTCGTGACAGCCGGTCATATTGCAAACAACATCAGTTCTAGTGCAGCGAATGTTTATCTTGCTAGTTTCGTCGAGATCAAGAACAGCGGTACTTGGCGTGTTGATAAGCGGTGTCAGAAGATTGAAAACGATGTTTTCGATCTGGACAACAACTTGTATTGTCACGATGCTGACGTCTTCGTCACTTCACTTAACCCGAAAGTTTGGGCTAAGATTGGAGTCACAAAAGTTAAGGTGAAGGCTAGTAGATACAAGCTGTTGGTGAACGCCGTTGGCGTGCAGAATGAGATCATGATGTCGAGTAGTGGTTCAACTAAACCAGGGTCTGGTATAGTTGAACTTCACCACACGGCGAGCACACGGAAAGGCTTTTCAGGATCTCCACTGTTTAGCGGACAAGCTGTTATAGGACTTCATGTAGCAGGATCAAACGACCACAATGTGGCCATCAGAATTGAAAATATTCTGGATGGGATTAAGGTGGTTGCTGAATCCAACATGCCTGAAGATTTTGATCATGTCGTTGATTATAAATTTAAAGGGCGCACAGCACACTTTGAGAGTTACGGTGATGATTACGTCGCGTACAGCGACGACGGAGCCGTTTACTATGGTGTGTCTAGTGACTACTATGAAAAATCGAAATCCAAATACCAACAATTCCTCGATGATGAGGATGAAGTCGAGCCCCAAACTTATAGACGCGATAGGCGTTACGACAATGAGAATGCGACGATTGTTTTTGGTACTGTGGCTGACGATTTGAGTAACTATGTTGAGTTACCCCGTGAGAAACCAGTTCATGGGGCTAAGTCACCTAGTCCGCAACCAGAAGTGGTTGCTTACTTGTCCGATAAGGGGAGAGAGCTTGAGAAACTCGGGTACGATAAAGAGAAATATCAGTATCCGGTTATCACTAAGGATAGTCAGAGCGTGTCGTTGACAAAACATTTAGATTTGTTCGGCGAGCGGGTCAGATCGATTAGTACGCAGTTAAGCGAGAGTGAACGCAACACGGTAAAGCATGCCGTTTTGCATCTCGTTGCCGCCAATCGGTATGAAGCACCTATCGGGTATCGCACTAAGGAGAATTTGGTTGCCATTATCAATTCTTCGTTGGTGAAAGATTCGAAAAGTCCTGGCTACCCTTATCAAGCTGATGGTATGCCACTAAACTCGGCCGTTTTAGCGCGGTACGGGGTTGAGGGGTTCGCTGATGTTGCGTTACAGTGCTGGGGTAACGAATATCAAAATCGAGTTATGATTAAAGGCGAACCAACCAAGCGAGCGAAGCTTGACGCAGGCATGGCTCGTATTATAGCGGCACAACCGCTCCATAAAATGGTGAAAGATCAAGCGATTTTCCGCAACATGCAAGTTACTGCTGTGGAAAATTGGAAAGAATCTCCAATGAAATACGCGTTTAACCCGAGCACGCCGGGGCATATTGAACACTTGGGTAGTGTTTTTAAGGGGTATGCTGTGTTCGAGAGCGACAAAACTAATTGGGATTATATGTTTAGCCAAGAAGCCTTTGAGCTTTGCCGCGACATAATTATGGAACTTCCAGTTCAACCGGCGGGTATGAGCGATGAGGAGTTTGACCAGTACAGGGTTGATGTGAAGAACGCCATCGATGAGGTCATATACGATGGGGTCTATCGTTGTGATGATGGGCGTTGTTTCAAATCTAAATTCCCTGGTATCATGAAGAGTGGCTGGGTGTTGACCATTTGGGTCAACAGCCTAGCGCAGATTGTAGTTGATACGATGATTAAAGTGAGAATGGGATTGACCAAGGAACAAATTTGTTCAAAACCCTACACTATCATCGCTGGTGGTGATGACGTGCTGCAGACGTTCCCTGATGGGTTCAATACTAAGGAATACATCAGGATTGGTGGTACGTTCGGTTTTGTTTTAACCGAGTTCGAGGTTCACGAATCATTAGATGGTGCTGAGTTTTTCAGCAACACTCTTTTTAAACGCGCTGGTATATGGCAATATACACCAGTACGTTTCACGAAACATATTGCGCATCTAGCGACGGTGAAGGTGGAAGACCTTGCCGGTTGTCTAGCTAGTCATATGTCGAACTATTGCTGGGACCATGATCATTTTAAGTTCTTTGAACGTATGTTTATGAGCATGCGTGAGAACTATCCTGTCATGTTCCCTCTCAAGCTCCTCAAGTCCCAGAGATACCTCCAATTCAAGTCTAAGGGCTGTGAATTGGGGCTTGACGAGTAATCATCAGCTGAGTCGTTCCTAGACTTTAAATAGGACCGTTTTTATATTTATATGTGGTTTTATGTATCTGGGTGGTGGTGGCGCAAAAATGTCTGAATTACCTGATTGGACTTTACCTTATATCAGCGAGAATTATACCGGCCCTTGGTTGAGCGACGGTAAAATTCAAGAGTCTGTTGCTAATGGTAAGTCTAAGCCCAGGAGTAAATTGGATGCGTTATCACGTGCGCATGATACTGCGTATGCTGTTCATAAAGATAGGAAAAATAGGCACCAAGCTGATGTTGTTTACCAGCTTGGGGCTAATGAAATTGGGGGCTTTGTGCCTCGCGTCGCGGGATTTGCGGTCAGATACCTTAATCAATTTGGTGATGGTCGCACTCTCCGTGATACAAGTGGTAATCTCCGCGGTGCGGTAAAAGGAGGTGGTGGCGAAAATATGGACAAATATGATGTATCGCCTAACCTCAGAAGTGAGAGTGAGGCGCGAACGCGTGACGAATTTCTTTTTGGTGTTCCGAGTGCGCAACAACAGAAGGAATGGCGTCACCAACAAGCTGTCAAGGAGAGAG